CTACCCCCGAGAACTATCGCTCAACTGACGATTCCGCAAAACTAAAGGATCCAGCATCAATTATGGCAAAAGCACCTCAACCTAAGGCGAAAGCTGAAGAAGCTGAGATTAAAGAACCAGTGGTTGCAGAAGCAGAAACACCTGTTTCTGAAGATCAACTACCAGAAATCAATGTCGAAGAAGATGTTGCTGCTTTGTTTGCTGGAGAAGAACTCTCCGAAGAGTTCCAAGAAAAAGCAAAGACTGTTTTTGAAGCTGCTGTAACCGCAAGAGTTACAGCAGCTAAAGCACAGATCGAAGAGCAGGCACAAGCATCTCTAGTTGAAGAACTAGAAGAACTTAAGTCTGCACTTACTGAGCGTGTTGATGCATATCTTGAGTACGTTGCTCAAGAATGGATCGAAGAAAACGCACTTCAGATCGAACATGGTCTGAAAACTGAAATGACAGAATCCTTCCTACAAGGTATGAAGGGTCTTTTTGAAAATCATTATGTTTCTATCCCTGAAGATAAGTATGATGTTGTAGAAAATATGGTAAATAAACTTGATGACATGGAGGTCAAGCTCAACGAGCAAATCGAAAGAAATATCAATCTGAATCGCAGACTTGGAGAAACCACTGCTGAAGGTATCTTCGGCCAAGTTTCTGAAGGTCTAGCACTTACTCAGAAAGATAAGCTCGCTTCTCTAGTAGAAGGTGTTGAGTTTGAGGGTGAAGAATCTTATCGTGAAAAGTTAACGACTCTAAGGGAGTCCTATTTCCCCGCTGAGATGAAGTCTGAGACTTCTGAAACTCTTTCTGAGGGTGTTGATAGCGGCCGCGACGTAACCAATTCAATGTCTCGTTATCTAGAAACACTTTCTAGAATTAAGTGAAGTTAACACTATTATCTTTTATTAAACCTTAAACTCAAAGAAAAAAAATGTACAACAATCCCCAACTCCTAGAGAAGTGGGCACCTCTTCTAGACTATGAAGGTGTTGACACTATCAAGGATACTCACAGACGTGCAGTAACCGCTCAACTTCTAGAGAACCAAGAGCGTTTCCTAGGCGAACAGCGTGCCTTTGAAGGCGGCTTCGACCTACAGGAAGCACCCACCACTTCTATGTCTACTGGTGGCGGTGGCGGATTCAGTGGTACTGCTGCTTCTGATAGCGGCACTCCTACTGCTGGTTTCGACCCCGTTCTAATCAGTCTAATCCGTCGCTCCATGCCCAACTTGGTCGCTTATGACCTTGCTGGTGTGCAGCCCATGAACGGACCTACTGGTCTAATCTTCGCCATGCGCTCACGCTATGAGAACATGGGTGGAAGAGAGGCATTCTTCAATGAGCCCGATTCTGCATTCTCTGCCCAGCGCGAAGGTTATGATGCCAGTCAGGGTGACTACACTGCTGGCGCTGATAGTGCTGGTTCTGTTGGTTTCGGTACCACCCTACAGCGTGGTTCTAACCCTGGTGTACTTGATCCTAACGCTGGTCCTGCAGACTATAGCGTTGGACAAGGTTTCCCCGTAACTGAGTCTGAGACTCTAGGCGAAAGCGGAAACGACTTCAACGAAATGGCTTTCTCAATCGAGAAGGTCACCGTAACCGCTAGATCCAGAGCACTCAAGGCTGAGTACTCCTTGGAACTTGCACAAGACCTTAAGGCAATTCATGGTTTGAATGCCGAGGCTGAACTTGCAAACATTCTCTCTTCTGAGATTCTTTCCGAGATCAACCGCGAAGTCATCAGAACCATCTATAAGTCTGCTGAGGCTGGTGCTCAACTCAATACCGCTCAGGCTGGTCAGTTTGACCTAGACGTTGACTCCAACGGTCGCTGGAGTGTTGAGAAGTTCAAGGGTCTCCTCTTCCAAATCGAAAGAGATGCCAACCAGATCGCACAAAGAACTCGTAGAGGAAAGGGTAACATCATCCTAACTTCTGCTGATGTTGCTTCTGCTCTAACCATGGCTGGTGTACTTGATTACACCCCTGCTCTTAACGCTAACCTCAACGTTGATGACACTGGCAACACCTTTGCTGGTACCATTAACGGTAAGTATCGCGTATTCATCGACCCATTCGCCTCTAACAACGCTGCACTTCAGTACTACGTTGTTGGTTATAAGGGTTCTTCACCTTATGACGCAGGACTCTTCTACTGCCCATACGTTCCTCTTCAGATGGTTCGTGCAGTTGGCGAGAACACCTTCCAGCCCAAGATCGGATTTAAGACTCGCTACGGCATGGTCGCTAATCCCTTCGCTGAAGGTACTGATGTCGCACTTGGTGCAATCAAGGCTGGCACCAACCGCTACTACCGTCGCGTTTCCGTCAAAAACCTTATGTGATCCATCAGGATACACAACTACTTGGACCCTTCGGGGTCCTTTTTTTATGAGTATATATTCGTAGGCATAAATTTTTATGTTGAAACGAACACTTTTTGTATATATAGTATTAGAATTACGAGGTGACCCAATGAGCCCAAACTCAAGTTATATTATGAGTCACATTTACAGAAGTAAAAACTATGAACAATCTCGCCTCTAGAAATCAATTATACGAATGGACACAATCTGAAGATTCCACAGAACTAGAAAAAATCAACGATTACTACGAATGTCTAATTGAATGTACCGATACACATCAAGCATCATGTAAACGAATCTGTAGAGAAGTGCTTATGTAGATAAGAATCTAGACCCCTTGAAGGGGTCTTTTTTTATCTAAATAAAAATAAAAATGACTTCCATATTAAGAAACGAAATCCAGAACAGGAATCTATTGACTCCTAGTGGTTTTGAGTTCGTTATTGATAAGAATAGGAAGATTGATTTTTTCTGTCAAACTGCTAGTATACCAGAGATTTCTCTTGGTACTGCAATCCAACCTACATATTTGAAGGACATAGAAGTTCCTGGAGAGAAACTCCAGTATTCAGATTTTGAAATGTCATTTCTTGTGGATGAAAATTTTGAAAACTATATGGCAGTTCACAACTGGTTAACGGGGCTAGGATTCCCACAATCACCAGAACAATTCGATAACCTTACAACAGATTCTGATGGTCTTGAAGACTATAGAGAACAATTCTCAGATGGAACACTAATTGTTCTAAACAGTAACTTCCAACCAAACTTTAAGATTACATTTCAAGATATGTTCCCCGTAAGTCTCACTTCTCTAGAGTTTGATACCAAACTCCAACAGGAAGAGTACTTTACAGCAAGGGTGGTTTTCAAGTATACTGTGTATGAAGTGACTAGTATCCTTGGCAAGGCTTTATGAATCTTGATGACATTCAGAAAATGTGGACCCGTGATTCGGAGATTGATCGTGATGATCTCGCTAGCGAATCTCTGAAGACTTCACAACTTCATGCAAAATATTATGAAGTTTATAATACTACTTTACTTTTACGAGAAAGAGCAAAAGAAACCTATGACAGAGTGTACCTAGATAGATATAACTACTACACAGGTAAAGCTGATCCAGAAATTTACGATAAGGAACCCTTCCCATATAAAGTCAGAGAAAAAGAAACTTTAAATCGTTATATGAATGCAGACGAGAAGGTATCAAAAACCGATTTAAAGATTCGTTATTATGATACAATGCTCCGTTATTTGGAAGAAATTATCAAATCTTTATCTAATAGAAATTATGCCATCAAAAATGCAATTGACTGGATGAAATTTCAAGCAGGAATGTAATGGATAACGAATACTATCAAATAGAATTAAATATCAGAGGAATTAGGCTTATTCATGAAGGTCTTCGACAAGCAGTCGAAAAATGGTCTGGTGGAGATCCAGCAGAACAAATAAACTTGATGACTATGAGAGATAATTTTTATAGACTTATTTTAGAAGATCAGTTCAATTTGGAAGACTAAATATTTTTAGGTGATAACTTGATTATATGTCTGAATTGATTATTTCAAAGAAGAATGAAGTATATCTAAAAATAAAAACAGAACCACACATTAGCCACGAATTATCTGATCAATTTACTTTCGATGTTGAGGGGGCAAAGTATATGCCCCAATATCGTAATAAGTGGTGGGATGGAAAAATACGATTGTTTAATATCCAGACAGGAGAACTTTATATTGGTCTCTTAGATAAGTTATTGAGATTTTGTGATGATCACGGATACAAATATAAATTTGAAGAAAACAAATATTATGGCCATCCGATTGACTTGAATCAGATGATCTCCTATGAGGGGGTCAGAGACTACATGACTCACATATCAGTACACAAACCTAGAGAGTATCAAATACAAGCGGTCTACGACGCTCTGAAGTGCAATAGAAGACTCATAGTATCTCCTACTGGATCTAGAAAATCTCTGATGATCTATTCCGTAGTTAGATACTATGTTGAAAAAGGAAAAGATACTTTAATTATTGTTCCAACTACATCACTTGTGGAACAAATGTATAAAGATTTTGCTGACTATGGATGGGACGTTGGATCCTATTGCCATAAAATTTATGGTGGTAGAGAAAGAGAAACTAAGAACCAAGTTATCATCACTACTTGGCAATCTATTTACAAACTTGAAAAGAAATATTTTGATAGATTTGAAGTTGTAGTCGGAGATGAGGCTCACTTATTTAAATCAAAATCCTTGGTCAGTATTATGACTAAATTGTATGATGCCAAATATAGGTTTGGATTTACTGGAACTCTTGATGGAAGTCAAACTCACAAATGGATTTTAGAAGGCCTTTTCGGTCCATCATATTCAACTATCAAAACAAAAGAACTTATCAAAGAAAAACATTTATCTGATTTAGATGTAAAAATTATTGCTCTCAAACATAAACCAAGATTATTTGATAACTATCAAGAAGAAATTCGTTATCTATGCGAAAGTCCACAAAGAAATAGATTTATTAAAAACTTAACGTTGGTTCAGAAAGGAAATACTTTGGTGTTGTTTACCCGAGTAGAAACTCATGGTGAACCATTATTTGATATGATAAATAATTCTGTCAAAGGCAATAGAAAAGTTTTCTTTGTCTATGGCGGCGTAGAAACAGAAGATAGAGAAGAGATTCGCAGAATTACTGAGGATGAAAAGGATGCAATTATTGTTGCATCATATGGAACATTCTCTACTGGAATCAATATTAAAAATTTGCATAATGTGATATTTGCATCACCTTCAAAATCAAGAGTAAGAAATCTTCAGTCAATTGGAAGGGTTCTTAGAAAAAGCGAAAATAAAACTAAAGCTACTCTCTTTGATATTGCAGATGATATAACTTTCAACAAGAGAAGAAACTATACTCTTAATCACCTAGTAGAAAGAATCAAAATATATAAAGAAGAAAAATTTAATTATGAAGTTATAAACGTCGCGTTGTCTCAATGAATTCAGATCTAGAAAGAGAATTTTATTGCTCCTTAAAACTAGTCTCTGGTGAAGAAATTGTATCTCTAATAATGGTAGATGATACTGATGCCATAGACCCTTTGATTATATTACAAGAACCAATAGTAATACAATACAGTACACAAGGTGCATTTTCTCAAATAAAATTAGAACCTTGGTTCAAAACTACTGAAGAAGATATATTTTTTATTAGATTATCTAAAGTCATAACAATGACTGAAATTTATGATATAGATCTAATTAATTTATATACAGATTTTAATGAT